TGTGGTGGAATGGCAGACACGCCATCTTGAGGGGGTGGTGAGCGTACGCTCGTGAGGGTTCAAGTCCCTCCAACCGCACCATTCTTACTGACTATTTAACAGATTGTAACGAATTGTAACAAACTGTAACAGATAAAGCATTTACAAGGATATTTGAAAGATAAAGAGTAACAAATTGTAACGCATTGTAACAACAATTTGCCCCTTTATTGCCCCTTTTAAAAACAAATATTTGCCCCTTTTATATGAGGATTAAAAAGCCACTGCACATGATGCGGTGGCTCATTTTTTATTTATTTGCAAGTACTTTACCCATATTGGTAATTGCTGCATTTACTTCCTGTTTCATTTCATCTGTTACATGAGTATATATAGCGAGTGTAGTACGTGGCTCATTGTGGCCAACACGTTCCATAATTGCTTTTAACGGAACATTAGATTCAGCAAGAATAGAAATATGAGTATGTCTAAAGGTATGAGTGCTTACTGGTTTAGGAAAACCAAGTTTTTTTATAGTACGGTTTACATAATGTAGATCATATGGCAAGCCACCATCCGTAACAAAGATATAACCGAGGTCAGCAAATTTAGATTTCCATAATCGCCTTGCTTGATTGGCTGTTATAAAGTGATTAATAATTTGCACGGCCCTTGCATCTAATTTAACCTTACGGATAGAATGAACATTCTTTGGCGGAAGGCGCATAGCAGGGTCAGAAAAGCTACCACGATTAGATAAAGTAGCGTTTATATCTATTTCAGCATTTTCTCTATCATAATCTTGAGTGCGCAACGCTACCATTTCACCAAATCTAAGACCAGTTAAAGATTGAAACTCACATAATAGGGATACATGATGATTAATAGTATCCAATTGTGCAAGTAAATCTTTTAGTTCATCTTTAGTTAGGAATTTAGAACGTTGTTTCTTGATGCGGTCTACATCCGCTACTGGCTTTTGTAATTCAATATTGTCTAAGAATGAAATATCACGAATATATTCCATGCGCCTTGCATACTTTAATGATTGTCTAATAAGACTAAGGGCCAGTTTAGTATAATTGTATGAATACTGGCAAGCGAATTTATCAAACGTACTTTGGATAATGTATGGTGAAAGTTTAGAGAGTAATATATCAGTAGGAAACCATTTCATAATTTGTTTGTGCAGATTATCCATACTATATTGTGTAGATGATTTTCTAAAGGCACGTTTAGATTCTAAATATTCAGATACAACATCATTTAATGTCATATCTTTGGCAATATCTGTATTAGTGGCCAAGTCAATTTTATTTTGTAATTCAGCTTGTGCGATTTTGTAGGCTTGCCTACTATTACTAGTCAATGTAACAGATATTCTTTTTGTTTTACCACTATACGGATCCACATAGCGTTCTTGAAATTTATATTTAGTAATACCAGCTTTGGTAGTTACAGTTTCACACCACATTAAAAATACCTCCTAGGCTAAAAAATGGTATAAGAAATAAGCCTTAGAGGTATGGTATAATATAAATATGCGGTGTCTCTAAGGCATCAAGCCTCTATCTAGTAGTAGCTAGATAGGGGCTTTTTTATTTTGTCTAATATTTTTCTGTATATTGGACTATTTAAAAATATAGTCCAATATAATGAGATATATTGGACTATAAAAATATATAGTCTAAAAAAGATTAAAATATTAGACTTAACTATCTATAATACTTAATAATTTTGGACAAATAAATGTTCTGTTTTTAGCTTTATCTGAACTAATTAAAATATCTTGATCTACCATTTTATTCAAAAGTGTAAATACAGTTTGCTTACTAGCATTGATTTCTTCGATAAGTTGTTTACTTGTAAATATAGGATGCTGAAAAATAAAGTCTAAAATTGGAATGAAGTAATATGATTTTATAGAATCACCTAAAGATTTAAACTGTTCATATAAAGCTAAAATATTTAAAGCTTTCTTGGTATTGTTATGGGATTCAGCAATTATGCCACTTAGGAAAAAATAAATCCAAGATACCCAGTTATTACTTTTAGAAATATTGGCTAAATTATGAATATACTCATCACGATTACGTTCGAAATAAGAGCTCATGTAGAATATGGGAGATGGAATAATTCCACGATAATAAAAGAATAGAGGAATTAGCAATCTGCCTATACGTCCATTACCATCTTCAAATGGATGGATCATTTCAAATTGTGCATGAATAATAGCTGCTTGAATTAATGGATTTATCTCATCATGGTGGAAATACATTTCTAGATTAGACATATAAGAATCTGTTAGTTGTGGAGAAACAGGTGTATAAGAAATAAAATCATATCCACCGATATAGTTTTGTAGTTTTTTAAAAGCACCAGGATGTTTTGTAGACCCACGAACATTATCTAGGAGAATGGCATGCATTTCTTTAATAATTTTTATTGTTAATGGTTCTTTACTATTGGGATTTGATAATTGATTATATGGTGAAATAGTATCTAATGCATGTTTTAATGCAGAACGATAATTTAGAATTTCTTTTAACTCATCATCTTGAATATCAGTTTGGTTACCAGCTTCATGATTAAGAATATCTTCAAGCGTTGCGTGAGTACCTTCTAATTTAGAAGATAACACGGCCTCTTGTGTAGTGATAGGTGATAAAAGCAAAATAGGATTCGGCGTATTAACTAAAAAGCCTTTATATTCACCTAATGCCATATTCGCCTCGGAAGATAGTTTAATTAATTCAGGAGTGAGTAAATTAAAAGTATCAAAAGGTAAACGTTCAGGCTCATATGGTGGCGGTGCAGATCTACGCAATTCTACAAGCCTTTCATCCGTAATATTAGACATAAAATATAACTCCTATAAAATAAGCAACATAATATAATTGGAAAGTTTTACAGTATATGATGATAAAAATCAATAGTTTCTAACATATCATCTGTAAGTTCTTTCTGTCTTACCATATGTTCAATAAGATTAACATGTTGATCTATATGAAAATCATCATTAATGATATGCAGCAATTCATGCTTTACTTCATTACGCATATCTTCAATAGACATATTCTTACGGATATAAATATTGTGAACACCTTCATCTTCCCCAGTAGATGAAATAGCTTTCACATTAGGAATATCACACTCAATAATATTAATAATCAAACTAACAACCCCTAATAGTATTATTTTTTATTTCTAGATTTGATAAATTCTATATAGTTTACTGCTTCTTGCATTTCCTCTTTAGAGATACCACGTGATGCGGAGAACAACATACGCATTTCTGGACGAGTGCGAAGCATTTCCGCATATTCAGCAGTTTCTGCATCTAAATAATAATCTTCTGTTTGTTTAGAAAGAGTAGAAGTAGAACCTTGATGCGGTTCCTGCCAACCCATTAGATATGCTGGTGTAGTATTCAATGCTTTTGCTAAAGGCTCAAGTACATCAATTGGCATATTTTCAATATCACCATTTTCATATCTATATATAGTAGCTCTATTTTTGTTTAACAACTTAGCTAATGCATCTGCAGTATAACCTAGTTCTAATCTACGTTGCTTAATACGTTCTCCGATTCTCATATGAAAACCTCACTTTCTATTTGATTACATAATACAATACAATTCGCAAAAATGCAACAAATATTTTTAAACAATCTATAAAATCGCACGAAATGCGAAAAATATTGTTGACATGCATTTTTTAATAGGGTAATATCTAAATAAAGGTAGTCGCATATAAGCGACAAATAAGAAAAGGGGGGAATAGATATGGTGAATATCAGAAAGCTGAAAGCTAAATTAGTGGAAAAAGATATTTCCATTATTGAGTTAGCCAATGTACTTGGGATTGATAAATCTACAGTATATAGAAAGCTTAATAAGTCTGGGGAAAACTTCACAGTAAAAGATGTTGAAAAAATTTCTAAGGCGCTATCTTTAACTTATGATGATATTAATAATATTTTTTTTACAGATATAGTCGCATAATATGCGACAAATTATGAGTTAGAAAAGGTGAAATCAAATGAAAGAGAAAAAGTAAAATGCCCCAAATGTAATGTGGAAGTAATTGATGGAAACTTCTGCGAACATTGTGGGGCGAAATTAAAACAAGTATGTGATTGTTGGGTGTTAAAGAAAAAATATAATTGTGGTTTTGATGAATGCAAAGGTTATAAGTTGTTAATTGATAGTATCAAGGGAAAAGAATTTTCTTGATGCTTTCAGATATAACATCAGTAATAACATTTTTGGCTAAACTACCGATTTCAGAAGGTAATTTATTAAACAATAATCTTAGTTTTAAAGCGGTTACTTCTGCTTGAGGAGTTTCATCAAAGATGATTGGTAAATAAGACATAAAATGTTGTTTTTCATCTTCAGTTAACTGATCTTGCATATCTAAGAGTTCTGAAATTGAGTTTAAAGTGCTTTCAGTCCAAGGGAATGGATGCCCACAATGATGGCAGTATTTAGGTGGTGTATAGGTTGAAATACCCATGACACCAGGAACATCATATTTACCACGAATAGGTGTATTACATTTTGGACAAGAAGATATAGTCTCAGCTCTACATTCAGAACAGAAATTAGATAGGTGAGCAGTGTTATTGGTATTAGATGTAATAACATGACCATTTTTGCAAATTTGTGCAGTTCGATAAACACCAGACATTATAATCACCTCCTTTTGAGATGAGTATAGCATGAAAGAAGCTCATATAGTAGGGGAAATATAAATGAAAGAAATAAGAATGGCAGGAACAATAAAAATTAATTTTACTCATCCGATGCAGATGCATATGAAGAATATAAGCAATAAGTTAAATGATTTAGTGGGTGCAATTAATTCAGCAAGAAAAGACGGATACAACATAAAAGTAGATTTCAGCAAATTAGAACAAGAAGATTAAACAGAAAGGAATGTGTAGTAATGGAAAGTGTTCAACCAAAGTATGTTCCTATTAGCACACTAGCTAAGATATGGGGACGGAGCAAAATGTATATCTATAGAAGAATAGATATGATCCGCAATGAAGGTAGATTTAATGAAATCTGTATGCAACTAGGACCACAACAAACGCTGGTACATGTAGAAAAATTTGAAGCATGGATGAAAGGGCAGCATATGAAGTGGCTAAAGGGGGCATAGAAGATGAACATTATAAATCTAATTACAACCGTGCAATGGTGCTTGGGAATATTGGGGTTAGGCCTATATGGAGGAATTGAGCAAGCAGAAGGCTGGCAAATACTAATCAATATGGTTTTAACACTAACAACTGGCATCACAATTTGGATGTTGGGCAGGGTTAAGGAGGTGATAAAACATGATACTCAAAAAAGAAAAAGCAATGGACCTACTAATAAGATATTTAAAGTTCACTAAAGAGGAAGCTGAAATATTAAAAGAAAGCATTACAAGTATCAGTGCAAATAACAAAATAAATAGTATGGACTTCACAATATTGGCAAATGGATGTGCCATATTCTTGAAGCGTAAAGCAGGTAGTTATGAAATGCGAGTTACAGGGAAAGGACCAATTAAGGAATATACGTTCTATTTAGCAGAAAGAACAAGAGGGATATTGCTTGATGTGGTGACTTGTAATGAATAAACACTGCAGCATATGTGATGAGTGCAATAAAAAAAGCCATGCCTACATACACTGTAGACAGGCCAAAGGAATTATATGTATGGAACATTGCGATGCATGCCAATATTTAGAGATAGAACAAGGTGACATGCATTGCAAGTATCCTAGGCAAAAAGAAAAGGCTACTGATTGAAGTAGCCCTTTCAAGCACGTAATTACGCACCAAACCTAACGTAATTATATCACACATGGGCATAAAAGACTAGGGAAAAGCTTATTTAAAGGCTTTTCTTTATTAACTAGATATAACATATTAACAATTCGACCATGGGGAGTAATTACGATGAGGAAGCGTAAAAAAAACATATCTAAAAACATGATAGAAGTACTTGATTATCACACATCAAGAACATATAGAAAGAATGGTAAGCGTGTAAAAAAGAAAAGCATCACACCAGAAGCACAAAAAAAGCAAAATGAAAAACAAGCAGAAGCAATGCTGCGTATGTTGATTGATAATAACTTCACTACAAATGATTGTTATATCACACTCACATATAAGGAACAGCCAGACACATGGGAAGATGCAAAAAAAGATATTCAGAATTTTATAAGAAGGCTAAAACGCAGATATAAAAAACTGGATAAAGAATTGAAATACATTTACATAGCGGAGGGAAAAACAAGAATACATTTCCACATGATCATCAAT